CTGGTCTTTCATGGTAAATTTGGCCGGGCCCTGCGGCTTTTCCAATAGGGCGCTTTTGCGCAGGTATTTATTTGACGTGCACAAAAGCGCCAGTGCTTCATTGGCTGTCTGCGGCATGCCTGCAAGGTAGTCCTTCGTGGTTTCGTCCTCTACAAGGTTGCTGCCGTCTGCCGAAAACATTTTCTGAAGTGTGGCAAGCTTAATGTCCTTCCATGTCATGCCTTTTCTCTCCTCTCACGTCTGCCGGCACTGCCCCGGCCGTTTCCTTTTGTCCGTGATAAAAAGGGCGGTTACCCGCCCTTTATGTTAGCCGCCTGCGCCAACTTCCTTCGTGTTTACGGGGTTATCCGTGGTATTCATCACCGTTACATTCTGCGTCTGTACCGGTGCCGTAATCGTGGTGCCCGATACACCCTCGCCGCAGATGGAAATGCAGCGCCAGTTGTTGAATCCTGCCATAAAGCGCGCACGGCCCTTGAACACGTTGGCATCGGTGTTCGGGTCAATGTCGCTTTTTACCGTCAGCGGCACGCGGTCCAAGAACGGCAAACACATGTAGTCATCCTTGAATTTCGAATCCAGCATGATGAAATAGGGCTTGTCGCCAATGGTTTTAGGCAGATAGTTCCACACCAGCACGTTCCACAGCCCAGCCTGGAAGTTCATGGCATTCTTGCTGCTTTCCGGGTCAAGGTCACTGCCCACGGCCGCCAGCACAGCGCGTTTCAGCTCGCCTACATTGGGGATGAGAATGGTATCCGGCGCTACGTTCAACAGGTGGCCGTCATCATCTTTGAAGCCCTGCATATATTCCTGCACCTTATCCATTGCATAGGCGCTGAATGCCGCAGAAAAAATATTGCTCTGTGCTTTAGTGCCCTTCGTAATCGACGGGTGCGAAGCAGAGAACAGTGCCACGCCATCCGCGGAGGTGGTCGCATATTCTCGCGTCCCAATTTTCGTTTTCGCAGATACACCGCCTGCCAGAAGGTTTGCAGCAAACTCTTCGCGCGTGCGGTTGAAGCTGGTGGCAAAGATGTTGGCGCGGCTTTTAATTTTGCCAAACTTCGCATCTTCAATCATCTCCTGCGTCACTTCAAACGAGCTTTTCCAGGTGGTAGGCTCTACCACTTTGGCATAGCCTTCCTGCATGCTGGTTTTGGGGTAGGCGCCGTTCTCACCCACATCCTCAAAGTTGCCAAGGCTTGTCTCCTGCGTGTACTTCTCGGCAAAGTTTTTGGTTTTGTCCATGAAATACACGTTTTTGATTTGGCTCTGCTGTTCGAACGCTTCTACATTCTTTTCAATCATGGCGCGGATAGGCTCTTGGCTTTTCCCGTATACACTGTTATTCAGCCCAGAACCTTCCGAAAAAATGATACCTGCCATATTCCTTTCTCCTCCTCTTTATGCGAAATGGCCGCGCACCGTGCTGTTGGTTGTAGCGCCGTCTGTCCAGTCTACGGTAAATACACCGCTCGTAGTGGTTGCGGTAACGGTCTCGGCGTCTTCGCCCAATGTCACCTTGTTGCCAATCAGTGTGTCGGCAACCGTTGCCGTGCTCTGCACTTCGAACGTCGTGGACGGCATCACCTTCATTGCCGGGAACATCCCATCCTCATTTTTTTCGCCCATCACAATATGCGAGGGACGCACGGTAGAAGATGCCTTGCTCAGCTTGCCGCCGCTGCCCAGGGTGGCAGCGCTGCCAATCGTCAGTGCTGCGTCGCTGGGGTAATACTCCAAAGGTTCTACATCGCCCACTTCGCGTTTTGCTACTTTGAACATATTTTTCCTCCTGTCAACTGTTAAACTGTTTGTGGTACTGCTCGGCCTCTTTTCGGGAAAATCCCAAATTCGCCCAAGATTCGTACTCTTCTTCTGTCAGGCTCGGTTTTTCCTTACCTGTCCCCGTGGTTGGCCCAAGGTGGCTTTTCCCCTTTGCCGCATTGATTGCCGCCTGTTTTGCCGCCGTCGCTTTCCCGCTGGATAATCTTTCAAAATTTGTTGCCTTATAGGCTACATCCAGCGGCACGCCGCTGCGCACCAGTGCGTCAAATTGCGGAAACGTGTCCATTTTTCGAATATCTTCCAGCGTTTTTACAGCCGGGTCTATCTTCGTTATCTCTTCCAACTGTCGCTTCAGTATTCTATCGCCTGCGTCCCGCTGCGCCTGTTCCACAACCTGCGCTGCTTTCTGTACAATGGGGTTTTCCGCAACTGCACGGTCAATAATTTTGGGGTCTATATTGGCAGCTTTCAGACGGCTCTCCGTTTGGGCCTTATTCTGCGCATCCAGTGCGTCAAAATAATCCTTTACCGTTCGGATATTGCGGTCTGTTCCCGGCACCTTCAAATGCCCAAACCTTGCCGCCACCATGGCATCCTGCTGCGCCTGCTGGCGCGCATAACGGGTTGCCGCTTCACGCTCCGCGCGCAAACGGGCCGTTTTCCACACGTCATTCGGAATCTGTGCTTCTTGTGCCTGCCCGGCTTCGGCAGGCTCTTCGCCTGCGGAATTTTCTTCCGCTTCCACATTCTGCACATCAGGGCTGGCTACTCCCTGTTCAAGTTCCTGTCCACCGGCATTTTCGCTGGTTTCCTGAACATCCATTACGCCATTTTCCAGTTCCATATTTTCCTTTCCTCACCCGGTAAAAGGGCTGGCCGGTATCACGCCCCGGCCCGGCTTATTTTTTTCACTTCGTTGCGCGAAGGTCGCCGCCCGTTTTCACGGTAGGCTTTTTGGTGCTGCCGGAAGATTTCGGCGCTTTCACCGTCATGCTGCCCGTGTTGGGAATATTCAGCTTCGCCATACCCTATTCCTCCTTTTCCACTGGAATTTCGTGCTTTATGGTTTTAACAGGCTGTCCGTAATTTTCGCACTGCCTGTTTCGGCAAAAAAATTGCTGCCACAAAAACAGCCTTTTCCCTTCAATGTGGTAAGATGTCGTGGCCCTCATCTCAACCTTGCATCTGGGGCATAGCATTTCCCATTCCTCCCGTCTGCTGCATTGCCATCTGCTGCATTTGCTGCATTTGCATCTGCTGCGCCTTTTCATCCTCTATGCGCTTTTGTATCATGGCCTTAATTTCGCCAGCATAGGGGTAATCCAGCTCTTCCATCAGCGTCCAGTATAAAAGCATCGTTTCATTCATCCCCAGCTGTCCAAAAGCGCCGCTTTGCAGCTTCAAATCCATTTGTTCCCACAACACGCTGCGGTTCGAAGAAAGCGTTGCACTGGGGTCTATCGTAAAGATAAATTCATCATCCCAATAAAATTCTCCCGCTGCATCCTGCCGTAAAAAATCCATCCTGTTAAAATGCGCAAATGTCGGCTGACCATCACTTCCCTTGGTGGTGTAAGGAATCGGCTCATCCGCATACGCCAGCAGAAAGCGAAACATCAGTTCGTACAGCCGTGCAAAGGCGCTGTTCTTTTGCTCTCGTTTCGATTGCAAGCGCCCGGCGCTTTGGTTAGCCGAAAACTGCTTGGCGCTGCCTGATGTAGCCGAAGAATCATACTTGCCCTGAAACGCATCCGTAATGCCCAGCGTGCTTTTGGCATAGTCATAGTTGTCCACCAGCACAACCCGGTCTTTTGTAATATCGGGTTGTACATTCATCACGCTGATAAGTTCCTTCTGCGCTGGGTTTTTAATGCGCACGATTTTAAACTCTTTGTCTGTGGTTTCTACGTCCAGCCCTTCGGGCAGCGTCACAAAGCTTCCGCCCTTCAAAACCTTTTCCTCTATTTTGGAACCGCACTTTTTAATTGCCTCTTGCTGGTCGCATATCACATCCACATCACTGCCGCCCATAAAGGAAGCATACTTGCTGATATTCCGGCGCAGCACCAGCGGATAACGGTCTGGCTTATACCTCGGTATTCTCGTTGCAACTGCCACTGTCTGCATCAAGGGCGCACCTGTTATTTCATCCAGCATGGGTGTGCCATCCGGCGCCAAAATCTCGCGTTCCTCTTCCGCCTGAAATTGTGGAATTATCGTTCCGTCGAACAGCCTGACATCCTCTATCAGCTCTTCTTCAGTCTGCACTTCATCCTTCCACTTTTTCGAGCCACAAACCGGGCAGGTTTTCTCATTTCCACTTTTGGGCCGCCCGCACTCAGCACAAACTTTTATGTGCAGCGCCTGGTAATCTTCCATGTCTTCCAACACAGTATCTTCTACCCAGCTGAACCGTCCAATTCCTCCATCCTTGTTTCGGAAATAGGCAATGTTTTGCGTCACAAGTTCATCCCAGGTGTCAGCCCCTTCTCCGCGAATTTCCGGCGCCTCCTCGCCTTCCTGCGAAACATCCACGCCATATTTTCGCTTAATGGCCTGTTTTGTCTGTGTCACCTGCACAAATATGTAATCCATCTGCTCTATTTCATAAATTCCCGGCTGCGGTATTACCTGCCGGGGGTGGCGGTCTGTCACGGCCACATCGCCCATTGTGCAGTGGAATCCTTTGTTCTCGTCCCAGTCTACTTGCCACAACGCCCCACCCTGCGTAGTCGTTGTTCTCTCCTGAATATCGTTCATCTCAACGAGCCGAAGCATCTGCACTTCACTGCGTAAAATCGCCTCAATACCTCGGGCCAGTTCCTTGTCCTCTTCATGAATGGCATCTACGCGCGGCATCGGTATCGTGGAATCCACTTCACTCTCCAAAAGCTCATACACAATGTTGCGCACATTAGACGCTTTGCGCGCTGCAAGAGAGCCGTCTTTTTTCAAAATGTCAGAAGTGCCCTCATAGTAGGCTGTGCGCCTGTCCATTTTATCCAGCTCTGTCTGGTATTCGCTTTTGGCCCTCTGAAGCTTGTCCTGCCATTCCGCAAGTTTTTTATTTTTCTTAAACATGCGTCCTCCTTAAAACGGGTTTCCATATTTGGAAATCAGGTAAGCCTTTCCCTGCTCATCTGCATTTTCATAATCTTCAAACAGGTCATCTTCCCAATGTGCACGCACCCTTTTTTCCACCCTGGCAGCAGGGCTTGTCCACCATACGCAGAAATAGCGCAGGCTGTCCACGTCATGCGTCAGTGAATGGGGCTCTTTTGCATAAGTGTCAGGCTTTTTTTCGTCCTTTTGTATCTTCTGCAAACAACGCCACAAGTTCGGTGCTGCCCGTCGCTTTATTCGCAGCATTGGGCCATCCGGCCCGGGGTATAGCCATTCCTTCATGCTGGCGCATCCAGCCGCCACATCATTTGAAACCTTCGTCAAATTCAGTCCGTTTTCCGAAAAAACAATGGCTCGGCTTTTGCCTGTCATCTGCTCGCGGCTCCACAAATCCGGCGGAGCCAAAAAAGCATCTATTTCCTCATTTTCCGAAAGGTTCAAGATAATTTCTGCCGCTTCGCCAATCGTTTTGTTCGGCTCGTCAAATTCCCGATATACCAGCGCGCGCCCGTCTGTACCAATCGCTACCCAGTGGGCCGATAACATATCAAGGCCATAGTCTATTGCAACATACCGCCGCGCGCCTATCGGCACCTCTTCTTCTGTTTCATGCGTTTCTTTCTTTACTTCTGGGAACATCACACCGCCCGGCACACTCAGCGCCTCTTCAACGCTGGCGGGGTATTCCTGCAATGTCTTATCTTCGCCCAGCGCACCAAGTGTGCGGTTATACCACGCTTTGTCGCGCGCAGGGTCTGCATTCCATGGAAGAAAAATTTTGTTAAACCCGTTGTCTGGGTTAGTAAAAATCTCTTCAAACAGTGTGCCTAATTTTATGGTCGAAAGCCCTATCACCATGCCGCCATTTGGACGGTTTACTACAGGAAAAATAGACGCCCATATTTCTTCTGCAAATTGCTGAAAGGCCCATTCATCCAGAATAACAAGGTCTGCCGTAAAGCCGCGCGCTGCGCCCGGGCTAGAAAGAAAAGCTTTTAGAACACTTTCCGGCCCATTGGGGAACTGTATTTTTACTTCCAGGCTGGTATAACTGAACACCGGCCCACTCCATCCTGCTGGCGCATGCTTTTCCTCCGCAATCAATTCCGGCATGTGCCGCAATATCACCACCATGCGGCGCACAAGCTCTTTGGCCTCTTCCTCCGCGCGGGAAAAGCACACCACTGTGCGCCCGGTAAACAAAACCAAAAGCCATGCTGCAACCGAAAGCGCCAGCCAGGTAATGCCCAGCTGGCGCGCTTTCAATATCACATTCAGCCTGTGCGCATGCATGCTGCGCAGGGCCTCTTCCTGTGCTGGCCAAAGTTGAAATGGCTGTATCAGCTCTTCCGCGTCTTTGTCCTCAATATGCACGAAGGTTCTGGTAAAAAACACGGGGTCTTCCCGGCACAGCGCCACCGTCTTGTCTCTCAGTTCCTGCGCCGTCACATTATCACCCCACACAAAATACAAAATAAAAGGCCCCGCGTTGGAGCCTTTTAAGCGTTCACGGCACGCCCGGGCCGTAAATAAAACCCATAGGCAAAGGGTTCTAAGCGCATGGCTTAATCCTATTCAGGAACCCAGCTTTATAGGGCCTCATTTTCCAATTTGACACAAGTTTGCGGGTAAGGATTTGCACTATGGATAGGATGCCAGACTAACATCCCTCGCTCTGTTTTGCAGCTGGCCGTTTCTGCCGTTTATCTGTTCCACGGAATTACCCGCGCTTGCTAGCATCTGCTATTCCTCCACGGAAGCTTGTAGTGCGAAACGGAAGGTGCTACCTTCCTACCATAAATGGCTGCTTCTTGCATTCCGCATATAAAGCCCTGCCACAATCGGCAGGGCTTAACTACATCGGAGAGAACGAGGTTTCGTTCGGAATCATAGGCATCACCCCCCTATCATTCGTAGGTCTGTTTATTTTCCAATTTTGCAATGTATTTTTCAATGCTCTTGTTTCGAAGTGTAAATAACGCGCCATCTGCTGGCAGGTCTTTTGCCGGAATCTCTTGAATATTCTTTCGCTCGAAATGATAATTCAAAGAATCAAAATCGAACTGGGCATAATACGCAACTCCGTCAACGGCCTTATGGAAGGCTTCTTTCATAGGAATATGTCCCTTCAACATCAAGAGCAACATAAGCACAGGTGTTTTCACGCACAAATATCTTTCGTAGCCGTTGAGTTTGAGGAATAAATAACGCTCACTCTTCTCATCGACACACACAAACAATTCGGGCACATCAAAAGTCACAAGGATTTTTTCTTCACGAAGCGGGCCAAATAAATCTAATCCCAATTTTTGAATTACCTCCCCTAAGAAAAATGGGGTATAGGCAACCTTTGCAGGGGGTATATTTTTTATAATTTTCGGCGGGGAAAATATATATAGTACCCTCTCCCCATCCTCGGAACGCCGGGGTCGCCTTTGGGAGGGGTATGCCCCCACACGGGGGCCCCTATATATATGCGCGCAGAAAAAAATAAAAAAATACAGCCCTTGCCTTATGTCTTACCCCTAGGGGGGGGGGTAGCCTTTCCGGCTTTCTGACCTTCCGGCCTCCCAGTTTATTGCCTCTTTCCTTTTTCCTCTTTTCGCCTGCAATTTCGCTAAATACCAATTTGGCGAAATTGTAAATGACGATATATCGTCATTTTTTGTCCTATGTGCATTTATTGGCTGTATATTATGGACATATCAACCATCTTTTCCGCTTTTTGCGTCTGTCAAAGCGTCCAGCGTACCCGCCTTATCCAGCTTGCGAAGCAGCGCAATATCCGCCTCTGTCAATTCCGGCCCGCCAGTCTGCGCCAGCTTGTCGGTCGGCTTATCGCCCGCGGAATCGCGCACCCATGTTGCTGCCGCTGTGTCGCCCTGGGCGGCTCTATGCGCCTGTGCCATAGCGATTGCCTCGTATACATCCACAACCTCCCCCCGCGATTTTGCAAGCCGTTGCATTTTCCGTGCTATCTCGTTACCAGCTTCAAGCATATCTTGCGGTGCTTCCAGCGACAAAACAGCCTCCATAATTTCTCTAAGCGTCTTCTTGCGTCTCCTCGCCTCTACTGACGCCGCCTGTCCTTTGCGCGCAATTTCCGCCCGCTCTTCTGGCGTCCTGTCCTTTAAGCTTACAAGGTTTTTGCGTCTATCGTACTTTTCTGCCATATTTTCACCACCTTATAAGAAAAAGCCCTCCGGTTTACCCGAAAGGCTTTATTTTTTTACCGCTCGCGCTCCATGCGCTCTTGTATCGCCTGCGTTACATACTCTTTGATGCTTTGCCCCGCAGCCTCTGCCGCTGGCCCTACCGCATCATTGCGTATCTTGCACACCGTCGCACCCGCCTTTTCGGCTTCCATGCGATTTCTCACCGCCTGCAATATGTATACTTGCGTGCTTTCTCCCGCCTCTTTTGCGGCCGCCTTTATTGCTTCCCCTTCTGCCTTTTCTGGCTTTATTTCTATGCGCATAATTCTTTGCGCCTCTCTCCTTGCATTACTTGCCAGCTTCGCCCGGTACGCTTCTTCCGGCGTGCTGTATTTCTTCGGCCTTGCCATAAAATCACCTCTACACCATTATAGCGCAAAGGTTTTTTCACGGCAACGTGCAAATTACACAAGCCGACGTGAAATTATTCGTGCAATCTGTCTATTGATTAAATCACGTCGGCGTGATATTATGTAATCACAGCAAGGACAACGACAAACGCAAGGAGGAACCCATCATGACAAACGAGCAAATCATCTTCAACGCCGCAATCTCTTCCGGCATATTCACAAAAGAGGAAGCCATCGCTATCCTCGAATCTGGACGCCGTCTTCCCCTCCACACCTATCAGGAGTGGCGCCGCCTTGGCTATCAGGTCAAGCAGAACGAGCATGCCGCGCTGGTGCTCAACCTCTGGCGCTTTACTTCCGGCAAGCCCTCCAAGGACGAGCAGGAAGAAACCGCCAGCGAGCATGCTTATCTTGCGAAATCCCACCTTTTCACCGCTTCGCAGGTCGAGAAAACCGCCCCCATCAAGGTCAAAACACGCGAAGAGCTCATGGCCTATAACCGCATGCTTGCCCAGCAGCGCAAGGCCCGTGCAGCCTCTTAATTCCTGACATACAGCCCGCAAGGCCGACGTATAGCACGCCGCTGGTGCAAGTCCAGCCGCCCGAAAGGGCGGGCGCTCATGGGTCGCAAGCCCACACACAACGCAAAACAGGAGGTTTTCACAATGTCAGCAGTCAAACGCCCCATTCCTGGCACCTTTTCCAAAGTCCCAGGCGGTTACGCCCAAACTATCAACGGGCGCACAACGTTTTTCGTCCCAGACATGTGCGCCTCCAGCTTCATCCCCGAAACTGGAGAACTCTACGGCTATTCCCCAGATTATGATGCGCTAGAGGCGGAAAAGTTGCCTGCCGTCCAAGCTGAAGCACCCGGGGAATACGCCTATTATTACGAGACACAGCACGCGCCAAATGACTGCGATTACTCCGCAGACTTAGCCTATTACGGAAAGCACTATTTCCTCCGCCCGCTCCACGACGGCCTCCCGCCTCTCCATGGCCGCGGCATCACCTATGATGAGCAGCGCAACACCTATACCGTCACCCTCCGCGCCTATGACAAACTCAAAGAGCATTACCGCATTTGCCGGGAAATGTGCTTCGATTGAATTTATCACCCGCCCCGGAGGTCACGAGGGCAGAAAGGAAAAAACATGAATACCTACTATTGTGTTACGTCCAGTTTTTACGATGACGGCCGCGTCATTGCCGCCATTACCTCCACCGTCCAAGCGGAAAACCAGCCCCAGGATGAACGGCACCACGGACGTCTGGCCGATATTTATACAGACTGGTTCCCTACCCTTGAACAGGCCCAAGCATACGTGAATGAAGCAAAGGAGGCTTAATCCATGTACTACGAAATCAACGAAGCCGCCGCCCGCCTTGCCCATGATAACATGAGCATGCGCGACTACATCCCAAACAGCGCCACCAGTGAATACCGCGCTGCGGTAGACCGTGCCGCCGCCGTGCTGGAAGAAGTCAAGGCCAAGTGCAAAACCCAAGCCCAGCGCGAGCGTGCCGAGCATTATTTCGACCGCTACGCTAAGAAGCTGGCACAGGCCATCAACCAGGAAAACGCCATCGGCACTCGATGCCCGTCTGTACTTATTGCCGGCGCCTCCAATTTCCCAGTGCGCAAAAAGGAAAAGCAGGTTGCCGCCTGGGAAGCAAACCGCGCCAACTTCGAGAAAGCAGACCACTATCTCCACCAGCTCAAAACCGCGCACATTCAAGGCGTCAAGTCAAGCGACCCGGAAGCGCTGGAATACCTGCAAGCAAAGCTTGCAAGGTTGGAATCTTCCCACGCTGAAATGAAACAGGCCAATGCCTACTACCGCAAGCACAAAACACTGGACGGTTGCCCCGGCATCTCGCAGGCAACACGCGAATGGCTCACCCGCCCCGGCGTGTTTGCCAAAGGCGACGGCTCTCCGCTGGCGCTCTACGGCTGCCCATATCCCGCCTATGACCTGCAAAACAGCAATGCCAATATCAAGCGCATCCGCCAGCGTATCGCCTCTTTACAGGCCGTCAAAGCCTCCCCCACGCAGGAAGAACAGCACAACGGATGCACCTATCTGGAAAACTCCGCCATTATGCGCGTGCAGCTTGTTTTCGACAGCAAGCCCAGTGAAAACACCCGCGCGCTGCTGAAAGCCAATGGCTTCCATTGGTCTCCGTCACAAGGCGCATGGCAGCGCCAGCTTACTGAAAACGGCAAGGCCGCCGCCCGCCGCGTGCTCGAATCCATGGCATAACCTCAAAAGGAAAGGCCGCCCCAAGTACGGGGCGGCTTTTTCTGACGGTGAGAAAGCGTCCAGCCTCCACTTTCTCCAGTATAATTATAGCATACCAAAAACGAACATTTCGAACATTCCGAACATCTTGAAAAATATTTTTTAGCACCATGACAAAATATATCACAAAAGAAAAACAAAGACATGAAAGACATCCCCAGCCCGTAAAAAGCTGGGGATTTTTTATTGAAGGTTTGCATCCAGCCAGCGTTCCACCCGCATACGCCATGCATCGCCTGTTTTGCCCAGCCTTGCCGCAATGTATTCCCATCCTTCACCATCCAGGCATGCCATATGTACAGCCGCCCGCAGGTCTGTGTCCTCTATCCCCTCTATAAGCTCCACCGCCTGTGCATAGTCTGCCCTGTACTGTTTGTTTCGCTGCTGCATGTCAGCTTGCAGCTTTGCCAGCACCGTGCGTTTCTCAGCCCTCCCGGCCGTATCTATGCCCGTAATTTTAACAGTGTGCATTCCGTATGCTGGCGCATCGCTGCTGGCCTGCACTGTGTCCACTACCACCGGCGCATCGTCAAGCATGGCCTGCATCCGCTTAATCCTCCTGCGCCGCGCGTCTATATCTATCGGCACAGCCCACAACGCCCGAAATTCCTTCTTTGTCAAGCCCTATCCCTCCCGCAGTCTCTTTTCCAGCCTATCCAGCTTTTGCGCCTTAAACCCTGCAACAAGTCCCTCGCAATCATGCAGCAGTTCCATCTGCTCCAGCATAATCTGCACATCTGCTATCTCTTCGGCAATCTGTGCGCGGTTTTCCTTGCCCCTCGCATGCTTGCACAGTTCCTTTTGCAGCGCCTCCAATCTCTCCATCACCATCTGCATGGCCTTGTCCGTCAGCGGGCGACCACAATGGGGACAATACTTTGCGAGCAATATTTTGGTCAGATTTTCAGCATATCTGCTGTATTCCCCGGCACCATTACACTTCTCGCACCCCCTCCACGCCTTCTCCACCTGCTCCCGGCTGACGGGGCGGAGGGCGGAGAGGGCCATGCCAAGAGCCTCCATAAATTGCGGTACATTTGGATAGCTCTTTCTCTGGTCGGCACTGCAATCATAGATACGTTTGCAAGTTTCATACTGCTCATTCAGCAGCGCAATCGCTTCTTCCCGCGTCATGGCTGGGCCTCCTTTATCGCTCTCATGGCCGCAACATAGGACGGATATACATTTTCTGGCCGGAACTCTTTCATACAACAATTCCACTTCGGTCTGGCTGTTTTCCGGAGATAGATAAGCCCGTCTGCTTCGGCCTCTAGATACCATTTTTCGATTGTCCCATCTCGATTAACGGTATAGCGCACTTCTACTTTCATTCCATCCCCTCCAGCATCTCCATCTCTCTTGAACTCAGAATCGGTGCGCGGGTGTTCCATGCGAGGCGGGTTTCGTAATAGTCATAACTCCAAATAGAAAAGTTAACCCCGCACTCACATTCAATACTTACGGGATCGCCGCCGCTATCAGGGTCATAGAAGGTCGGCTTCCAATCCTCCGGACCGTGTTCCTTTGGTGTTCTACCGCACATACACGGCGCCAACACCCCCGCATGCGTCAGACGCTTCGCCGCCTCTCTATCTCCGAGCAAGGCTAATTTGACGTCATCCATGTACAACTCCCCTCTCTATGTCCGCTATGGCCTGAAATATCGGATAAAATTGCTGTGGAACTACGGCGTTTCCGAGGCATTTAAGTCTGTCCAATGCGGTGGGAACCCCATCATCATTTCGTGGTACTCCGCCGCTTGTGTCGCGCTCACTCCGTTCCACATGAAATCGTAGATAGGTCTGTCTTGGCCATGACGACTCCATGACTTTACAATACTGATCCTTGGATTTGATGCTCTGCACTTTATCCAAGCAATCGAATCGCTTGCTATCGGGCGTGGCCACAATTGCGACTCGCTCTCCCCAAAATTTTGCACCGGCAGCATGGGCTGGAAAACAGTACCAGAACGCATCACACCCCACGCTGGCCAAGTCCCGAAGAACTCGTCCGAAAAACCTTCCATCTTCACTTGACAGAAGCCCTGGTACATTCTCTGCCACAAGCCATTTTCCGTGAGTTTCGCAAAAGACCCGGAACAGCTCTCCCCAAAGATCACGCTCATCATGAGATGCCAAACGTTTTCCACTAAGGCTATGAGGTTGGCATGGAAAACCACCTGAGACACAGTCCAATATTTTGACTCCTGTCTTTTCATAAAAACTCTCTCCAGTCAATGTACGAATATCCCGCCAGCGTGGTACATTGGGCCAGTGCTTTTCCAAAACTTTGGTGGGATAGTCGGCCCACTCACATTGTCCAACCGTCCGAAATCCAGCCATTTCTGCCGCCAGATCAAGCCCACCGATGCCGGAGAACAAGGATAGGTGGGTCAGCTTCGCCGCCTCGTGGTCGCCCAGAAGGGCGCGCTTGATGTCATCCATGTTTACCTGCCTCCAATCCCTTAATGCACCGCGGCTGCGTACATACGCCAGATACCTTGTTGCCCCATACGCAGTCGGGGCATCTTTTTCGCCCGGACTGAGAGCCTGGCGCCTGTGCGGTGGCAATTTTATGTATCAGCTTTCTCTCTTCCTTCATTTTCTCACCCTTTCTCAAACTCCGGGCATGCGGTGATATGATACGTCTCAATTTCCCTGTACACTCCGTTCTCGTTGCGCACGCTTATTTTCACAGGCTCTGCCGTCCATCCTTCCACAGGCTGCCACAGCAACGTTTCCCCATCTGCCGCCACCGCCGTCCAGCTGCATTTCCCGCAGGCTTTGGCGCATTCCATGCAAATATTGGTCTGCGTTATTACGTTTGCGCCGCCTTTCCGTGGCATTTTGGCACGCACCTTCTGCCGCGGAATTTTGGCTGCCGCTTCCAGCACATCCCTCATGCTCACAGCGTATTTTTGCGCCACCTCGCCAAGCGCATTTCCCGCCAGATATTCACGCGCTGCCATTTCCTGCCTGTTCATTCCGGCACCATCCTCACAACCGTAATTTCTGTGCGCGGGTTCTCCCTGTCCACATGCCCATGCGCCGCAGTACACAAGTGCGCAAAGTCATCATCCTGTATCACCTTCGCGCGCGTCAGCCCGTCATGCAGAAACTTTCCCGAATAGTTGTCCGCGTCATGCCGGCGCTTGTCCGGGAAAAAGTAATCAATGCGCACCATGGCTTTTTCAAGTGTCTCATATGGCCGTTTCTCTATGCAGGCCAAGTACACGGCATCGCTCCACATCTTTTTTTCATGCCGGTACTGCCACGTGTTGTTTCTTCCTGCAAACCGGTTCAGGCTAGGTGGCACACCTTTTAATATTATTTTCATTCTGGAAGCATCACCTTAATTTGAATGTCGTATTCTAACTCATCAAACACCGGAAAACAAATTTTTTTGATTTGTTCCCCTAAAAGCCTATCGGAAATTTCAAAGCACATTTTGGCAGAAACTTGATTACCGGTTTCGCAAACATCAGACGCCTTGTTTTTAACCTGATTATTGTTTTTTCCTTTAAGCCACTCCAATGGAACGCCAAAAACAGAAGAAAATCGCCGAAGCGTCTGTTCTTTTGTTTCTCTCCCCGGGCGAAGCATTGAGCTAACAGAAGTTTGCGCGATTCCCATTTTTTGTCCGATTTCACGTTGCGTCATCCCATGAACAACCCAAAGCATTCTGTCTCTTACCGATGGCAAATCTGGAAGTTTTTCATCAAAATAAACAGTCACAGGGCCGTTTTTTGCTTTCATTTCAGCCAATGACATTTCTCTGTGTTTTGATATTTGATGCCGATATCCTGTCATTATCTTTTGCTTCATTTCTTCTCGCACTGCTTCTTCTATTTCGTTCACTTTCATTCCCCTTTCGAAATTGGCAAATATCGGTGATACTGCGGCTGCCAGTGGTATTCTACACGCCCCACGCCGCCGTGCCGGTTCTTTTCCAAAATCATCTGCACAGGCCAGTAATCGTCTCCGCTCAAAAAATCATCGCCTTTTTCCGGCCTCATAAACAGCACCGCGTCCGCATCCGCCTCAATGTCCCCGCTTCCCCGCAGGTCGGATAGTGTCGGCGTCTTTTGCTTGTCTACCGCCCTGTTAAGCTGTACCAGCGCCACAATCACTGCATTGTGCCGCTTTGCCGAGGCTTTCAGCGCGTGCATCGTCTCTCCTGTCACCTGCCACAAGGGCTTCTTTCCGCTCGTATCTCCCTTCATCAGCCCCAGGTAGTCAATAAACATCACATCCGGTTTCGAGGCTGCCAGCTTCGCTTCCACATCGTCCGCTGAAATGCTTGCCGTGTCGTCCATCACCAGGTGCAGGCCCTTCATGGCATCCACCACCATGCCAATGCGTTTTTGCTCGTTCTCGCTTATCCGGTGGTCTCTGAACTTTGTGCTGTTGATGATGCACGCCCTGGATAAAATGCGGTGCGTCAACTGCTCTGTGCTCATTTCCAGGCTGCGGTAGTCCACGCGGTAATCCTTCGCCAGCGTCACCGCCAGCTGCAAGGCAATGTCTGTTTTTCCATCCCCGGGCCGCGCCGCTATCACATACACGCCGCCGCGCTGCAAGCCTCCCAGCACGTCGCACAACATGCCAAACGCCCCACGCTCCATTTTCAGGCTCGTGTCCGGCGCGAACAGGCTTTTGTATGTTTCCCCCACAGCCTCTAAAAACGTGCGTTCCGTTGTGCGCCGCACCTTGCTGGTGATGTCATATTGCCGCTTCAAAAGCTCTGCCAGCCTGGCCGTCATCTCGTCCGCCGTCTGGCCTCCCGTGGCTATCTCCAGCGCCGCGGCTCGTATTTCCCGTTCGCGCCATGCGTCCAGCACTGCCCCTGCATATACGGCAAAATTCCCTTCGCTCACTGTCGGAACCATCTGTGCGCATTCCACAATCAGCGGCCCATATTCATCGCCAAGCTTGTCCGTTACGGTCACGGTGTCTATGGGCAAATTTGCCTTTGCAAGCTTCAGCGCGCAGGAAAAAACTCTTGCCAGCTTTTCGTCCTCAAACATCCGGGGTGACAGCATCCCGCGTGCAATCCCCAGAAACGCAGGTTCCATCAGGATGCTGCCTATCACGCTCATCTCCGTGCTCTGCATCAGAATATCTCCCTTGCCGTCATATCAGGCGTTATCTCTCGCCCGGCGTCCGGCTTCATCCTGTGCGGCGCTGGCGTCCGCTTCACAGGCTTTCCATCCTTCCGCCACCAGTTCAGCAGGGTGGCATAGTGGCTTTTATACCGGTGCCCGGTTTGTGCAAGATAGGCCGAAAGGCGCTCTATGTATTCCGCCGCGCCAATGTCGCCCAAGCTGTCCACCAGCTTCCCATGCTCTTGCCCGTCGAGCAGCACGTTCTCAAATTCGCCGTATTTCGCCTTTGCCGCGCTTTCTTTCTTTACTCCCCCTTTAGGGGGAGTTTCTTTCTTTAAGTTTTTAACTTGTTCTAATTGTTCTTTTGTGTGTCGGTCGGGTGTCACCCGCCTGTCACTTCGGGTGTCATTTGCCTGGTATGCATCATAGTTTTTTATTGTGTACAGGCCAAAATCAGGGTGTCGCTCGTGTGTCACTTCGCCTGTCGATTTTAAGTGTTTTATTGCAGTGCGCACATTTCGCTCACTCAATCCCAATTCACCGGCAATTTCTGCAAGGCTTGTTGCACACTGTCCGCGGCCAACTGTTACTCCACGCCACTTTTTCGGTTCAAAATTTGCTTTCAAAAGCAAATGGATAAACACCCGCATGGTGTTTCCGTCCCCGTACCACTCCCATCCTAAAAGCCTGCGATGCAGAAGGATAAACCCTTCCATCTGTCACACCCCGCTTTCAGAAAGGCAAATCTTCTTCGCTGTCAATCACCGCGAAATCATCCGGCCCGCTATTGATGTCTACCGGTGTTGTGGCAGGGCCGAAGGGTTTCGGCTTGCTTTCCGTCTTTTCTCCGGCAAAATGCACATTGTCTGCCACCACTTCATAGGCTGTGCGCCTGTTGCCGTTCTTGTCCTCATAGCTGCGTGTCTGCAAACTGCCGTTCACGGCAATCAGGCTGCCCTTTCCAAAGTATTTGCACACAAATTCTGCTGTTTTGCGCCATGTTACAATGTCGATAAAATCCGCCTTGCGCTCTTCTCCGGCGCGTGCAAAGCTGCGTTCCACCGCAATGCGGAATGTACAGGTTGCAACCCCGTTTGGTGTGTGGCGCAACTCTGGCTCTGCGGTCAATCTGCCCATAATGGCGATTACATTTAGCATGTCAATCCTCCAAATAGTTCTTTCCAAACTCCCGGATGAAATCCTCTTTGCTCCACCCGTATTTCTCCATAGCCGCCCTCTGCCCCCGCACTTTCAGGGCCCGGTTTGCCTCTGCGTTTTGGTGTACGCTGTTCGGCCCGTTCTGGTGGCACCGGTCATGGCACAGGCTCACCCAAAGCCCCAGGCGTTTCGATTTTTGGCGGTAAGCCCCGCCAAATATCTCGTGCCGGTTCAGCGGGTCTTTGCCTCCGTTGGCATAGCAGATAGCGCAGCACTCGTCCGCGTCCTCCTGCACAATGCTGGGCGCATATCCGTTGCGGTCAAGCTCCGCACCGCCTTTCTTCACCGCCATTCCTGCATCATCCTTTCCATTTCCTGGGGCGTCGCAGTCTCAATATCAAGCTGCCTGCACTCCTGCACAATCAGGTCTATCAGCCGCGCCATTTGCTTTGTGTCATATACGCTGGAACCATAAAAGCACCGGATGTTGTGATACCCAGGAATGTTTGCACACGGCCCCATGTCCTCACATATCCAGCCTGTGCGCCCGGCGCTCCATATCTCTTTCCATGCATCTATTGCATCCTCGCGCACAGGCACTATCTTGCTGTTCCCGCCCACAAGCGGTATCGTCTCGCGGTAAATTTCTTCCGGCGATTTCGCAGGCCCATTTTTGGAAAGCTCCACCGCCAGCTTGTCCAGCAGCACCCAGCAATAGGCGTTTGCATCAAGGCTCCGGCGCTTTGTCTTTTGCTTGATGGTAAGCACATACTGCTTTCCCTTATCCAGTGCGTTCACCTCCGCAAGAATGCGCGGCAAAAGGCTCATAAAGCCGTCCACCTTAAAGCACCATTCCTGCATATCAGTTCGCCCCAAATGTCAGTGTGCCGCCGTCAGATTCCTCTTTCATGGCAGCTTTTTGGCAGGCCGGGCACATCACCTTGTTAAATCTCCGCATCGAATACTCCGCAATCTGCTCAGGCTTCCATCCGTTTTTACCAGCCGCTATCTGTACACCGCACACCGTACAAATCACAGGTTTTTCAGGCTCCTTTTCAGCCTCCGGCAAATCCTCGCCTGCATAGATATATAAGCCCAGCCCGTGCCGTGCGCATGCTTTTGTCAGGCTTCGCTGAATTGCCTTGTTCACATCCGTGCTTGTCACACCGTCCAGCGGAATGCTTCTGTTTCGGTTATCCATCACAGGCAAATCTTCTATATGTTCAATGCCGTTCACTGTGACGCCGGTTTTCACCCAGCAAGTGCGCCCATCTGTGTGGTAATTCCACCCGTCTGCATTTTCATAGATGGTGTAAAAGGCATCGGGAAATCTTTTCTTTATTTCTGCCCAAGCCCACGCCCAAGAAAGATATGTAAGCCCATTTTTCTTCTCGGCCTTATCTCCAACATTGACATCGTTTAATACTTGAAAATAATTCTTTCCTTCCATTAAGCTGTCCTCCTGTCTACACAATGCTCGCACCCGATGATGTGGTCTGTGCCATGCCCATAGTACACTTCATCGCCCTGGTATATTGCATGCCCGCATTCCGGGCAGCGCATCACCGCTTCCGGCTCCGGCGCATAATCCCAATGGCTGCGCATGTTTCGGGCCACGGCTTCTTGCAGTGTCATGTTATACCTCCACAAACTCCCCATTTTTAAGGGTGTACCAGGTATTTGCCTTGATGGTTTTCCCGTCTACAACAACAGCCTTTGCAGATATGTTGTTTCCGTTATCGTCAAGCTCGGATAACGCCAATACAGCCCCTATGCCACCTTTGACATTACCGCCACGGCAACAGGCAATTCCCTGCTTGCCTGCCGCTGCGCTGCCCCAGT